CGCTTGACAGGCCTAGATGCGCGACAGCTTGAGCAACGAACTCACGAGGCTTGAACTCTGGAACGTATTCCTGCTTCGGCTTCTCGATTAGCCTGCCTTCCGGCTTAAGGCCGATGATCCCGTGACGCATTAGAGAGCGAGCAATATGCACCATGTCTTGCGCTGGCATAGCGCCTGGAACGAACGAGCCCCACTTGCTGCCCATGTGACCAAGCAGCGGAGTCAAGTCAGCTTCACAGCACGCCATTAGCACGTCATATGCCGTAGCCATGACTTCTCTTTCCCACGCCCTATACGCAGGTACAGGCCAGATAGGATTGAATTTTGGCGCAGAGAACAGAAGGCTGAATTTTTCTACAATCTCAGCAGGGGATCCCAGAGATTCCATTGCGGAGAGAGAGGGTCTGAATAGGTAGTCTTGATTGTCAAGACTAACCCCGACCTCGCCAACAGAAGTGATTGCGCGCATGATTTGCGTCCATAAATAATTGGACTATTTTAACACGCGGGTATTGACGCGCTCCGAATCATGGATATACTCGGCGAACTCAAACGAATTTAAGGATTTGAAATGCTTACTCTAATGCTGGTGGTTGGCTTGTGTTCTGACGTTGGCTGCGATTATATCGACCTCACCGCAAGAGAGGCAGTTGCTAGCGATTCTGACTGTTTCATGAAAGCCGAGGCGTATAACGAGTACAACCGGTCGATTGGCGCAAATCCTAGATTCGCATGCATTGAGCCAAGCAAGTACGTATTGCTGGCGAAAAAGGAGATTTAACCAGTGATTCAAGAGGGAATTGATCATGTCGGAAAATCATGGGTTACCGACAGCGGAAGCACGATATTTATTTATGACGTGATACGAGGAAGCAAAGCAGCAGGAAAGGTCTATAAAATTGCTTGCAGCATATGCTCAAATGACCGTGATCTTTTCCCTGAAATATTAATGCATAGAACAGGCGTTAAGGGTGGCGCGACGTCTTGCGCTTGCTCAAACAAGACAATCTATTCGGAAGAACAGCAGCGCATACGATGCGCGAGAAAGGCAGCAGAGATAGGAGTAGAGTTCCTTGGATTCAAAGATGGATTTAAGAGAGGAAGGACTCAGATTTCCTACACGTGTAAGTCGCACGGCGGACAGCATTCGACCGAGATAGGCACGTTTTTCATTAGGAAGAATTGCTGTCCTGAGACGTTTATGGCTTCTTCGCTGAAGACAAAGCTAGAAAGCAACGAATCATTCACGGCGAAAATACAGGCAAAAGGACGATTTGCCGAAGGTACAGAGTTTATAAGGATAGGGCTGACATCCTATTGGGAAATACACTGTCCAAAATGCAAGAATGACGAATATGCAAGGTCGGGAATAGATTCTATCTGGAGTGCGGTTGGCAGTAGCATCTCTCTAGGGAGTGTTCAGTGCAGATGCTCAGAGCGTCACTGCTGGACGAAGGATGAATACAAAAAAAGAATAGAGATGAATGGCGTCAGTTTTGAGCGATGGTCTGAACCGTACGTTGGAAACTCGCACAAAGACAGATTTATATCTTTGTGCGAAAAGCACGGCGAGAGGAGCGTATCTGTTTCAGCTGCTTTAAATGGTAGAGGTTGCCCAGGATGCGCGGAGACTGGATTTGACCCACGAAAGGACGGATATCTCTACTGCCTAAAGTCAACGGATGGTTCGCTTCTAAAGATTGGCATAACTCACGACACAAAGGATAGATTTCAGAGGCTGCGTAGACTTACGCCATTTGAATTCACAGTTGAATCCGTATCTGAAATGCAGGGGGCTGATGCTGCCAAGATTGAGAAAGATATCTTGTCTGAATTTATGAGCGCACAACTCAGGGGATTTGACGGTGCGACCGAGTGGATTAGATATGACGAGAGAGTTTCTTCGTTCTTCGGCTAAGAAAAGGGGCCTTTCGGCCCCTTATTTTTATACCACTGTGATTGTGGATGTTGCCGTCTTAGTTGGGTCGCTAACCGACGTTGCGCTGATTACGGATGTGCCTGTGGCAATACCTGTCACCACACCAGTAGACGAGACTGTAGCTTTCGCAGGTGTACCGGAAACAAATGTAAACGCTTGGCTAGCGGCAGCAGGGAGAGCGTGCGCAACAAGGTTGGTTACGTTGCCTACAGCTACGGTTGCAGTGGCTGGTGATACAGAAACAGATACGATTGCAATCGGAGTATCTTCAACGATTACGCTAGCCAGACCACCTGGGCGCGAGGTTGCGCTTGCAGTGATCGAGTAGGTAGCGATATCGTCGTAAGGGAACTCTTGGCTGAACTCGGTAAGAATGCAGAAGCCAATAACGGTGTTAATTGGACCGGTAAGGCGCAGCCAGATGTACGGTTGCGGATCGGTAACAAAGTGATCAAACAGCAGTTGTTGATTGGAGGTGGTGCCGTCATCACGCTTAGTCACGCCATCGATAGAAACTTCGAAGGTTTTATATGTGATCAGTGTGTCACGGAAGCCGCCTACAGAATCGTCTGCGGTCGCATCAACAGTGTCGGCGCTCATAGTCAGCGATTTGTTGCGAGCGGCGCCCAGCGGAAGCCATGTCAGCGTCATCGGATCAACATCGCCGCAAGCAAGCGCGAACTCTGCGAGAACGCTCTTACCTACGAATTTAGAACTTGCACAGTTAAGGGCCATTCTCGGCGCCTCCTATAAGGTTGTTGAGTATCGCCCACAACTGAGCGTATATTTCAAGCAATAGTTTAACACGTCAACTCAAAGTTAATTTCTGACCACGGCCTGTTGGTTTCCGTGTAATACGGCCCTTGAATGCTTCCGGTTGCTCGAATATGCATCATGCAGCTAGTTTCGAAGTTGGCGATTGCAGCATCAAATAGAGATTCAGCAAACAACTCTGCGGCCTCTGTGTCGCCCAACGCTCGACCATTAGCGCGACCGGTTACGATTACACGAATATGCGGATACTGGATTTCACCATTTGGCGAGCGTCCAGAGTCAGACCAGATAGCAACAAACTTCTTTGCTGAATTATTAGTCTCTTCCCACATCCCGCGACTGATCGTATAGCCAGCAGTCGAAACGTAAGCCTCTAGCCAGTCGCGGAATAGGTTGATTGGTGTGTGACTCATTAGACTTTCATCCCGCGTTGAATGGCTGCGTCTATATCGGCTCTGGCATCAGAGTCTTCGAATGCTTTGCGCAAGAATTCAGGCTCAGCATCAGGATCCCAGAAGTTTCCGCATGATGGATCTGATTTAGAGCGAGGTGTGTTGGTGCCTTTTAGCGTTCCCTTGGCGTCATGTACGGCAGCAGCATAAGCTGCCGTGTATCCAATTGCGCCCACAACGCGAGTACCGTAAGCGGTTATCTTGCGATACTGACTGTTAATCAGGTTGCTCGTGTCAATTGGCGTCATCGTCGCTGCATATCCAGCTGCGATAATTAGAACTTCAGTCAGCGTCTTTTCTGCTTTAGGACCGGATATGTCACCGAACACTCTGCGTAATTGCTGACGAACTTCCTTCAGTCCGCGAACCGGCATCAGACAGTCTCCAGCTCGTACTCGTCTTCGTATCCAAACGCCGCCATGCCGTGCCGAGCGATCTTGCGAATCTCTGCGGCTGATACTGCATCCCACGTTTGCGCTGTAGTGTCGCCGTATGCGATGCGGTCTAGGTATGCTGGCCGAGTGTCGCCGGTGTAGTAGATGTCCCGAGTCACGAACTCTGCGCCTTCAGTGTCGCGTGATTGCCTCGATACGCCTTCGTGGCCGCACAGGATGGTGTACGGGGTTCCGTATGTTACGCCGCCGCCCCAATCGCCCTCAGCGAGCCTTGGGTACACGGTTGCGGTGTCGATCATGTACCACGCGGACATGAAGGCCATTAGCAGCACTTCCCGCCAGTAGAAACCCATAGGCCGGCAGATGCGCCAGGTTCCGGAGGAATAACCGAAGACGTGCAGCCGCTAGTGTCGAGCGCATTCAGAAGCGAACGCAGCGACCGATAGCCGTCAGTAAATGACTTGTAACGGAACGACTGAGATGCACCGCTAGGCGCCGTCTGGCTGGAGATGTACTTGTCGCCGTTGACGAAGCCGAAAAGGCCAAGTGCATACAGGTAAATCAGAAGTTGTGCAGAGGCTGGATAACCGGCGCCATCAAGGCACGGCTGAATCACAGCAACCGTATCAATCCATGCCTGCAAGATGAAATCAGGAGGTAGTGGCACTCCGATAGACGTAAGGTACTGCTTGAGCTGGTCTAGCGTCGGCATTTTCGCCACCTGGAAAATAGTTTCCCATATTTTAGCACGGGCTATTGACGTAGAATCTGCGATGGAATAGCCTGCGAATCACGCAAGAAAACCACAGGAAAAACGACATGACCTTCACCGTACAGAAAGCCCGCAACACCTTCACCGTAACCAGCGGCGAAATGATCATCGGCAGCTTCAAGACAGAACAGGAAGCCCAAGCCGAAGCGGATCGAATGACAGCAGAATACGAGCGCGTGCTGAGTTTCTTGTAGTTCAAACAAAAGGAATGCCATGAGCTGCTTAACGGAAATAAAAACAACACCATTCGTTTACCGCACAGTCATTATCGACGGACAGACAATCCGCACGGCTGTACGTCCAGGCAAATCAACCCTTACGCCACTGCTGTTTTTTAACGGCATAGGCGCATCACTGGAGCTTGTGTTTCCCTTCGTCGCGGCGCTTGATCCTGATCTTGAAGTGATAGCGTTAGTAGGCGGATCTTCTACGCCACTGCTGCCGTACACCTTCAGCAGTCTCGGACGACTCGTTATCCGTATGCTTGATGTGCTGGATTACGACGAAGTGACAGTTGCTGGCGTTTCATGGGGCGGATTCCTCGCCCAGCAGTTCGCCTATGACCATCCGAAGCGCTGCACCAAGCTGATTCTAGCCGCCACCTCTTCAGGAGTCACGATGGTTCCTCCGTCGATGAAGGTTCTGATGATGATGGCTAGCCCTGAGCGCTATACGAACCCTGAGCATATGGCTGCGATTGCTCCAGAGATTTACGGCGGGTCGTTTCGGAATAACCCTGAGCTGTGCGCAAGTTACGCCAACAAAATGAAGGCCCCGACCTCGCAACTTGGGTACAAGCTACAAGGCATGGCGGTCTGGTGGTGGTCATCGGCCTTCTGGCTGCACAAGATCAAGCAGCCGACTCTAGTTCTGGCTGGCAATGACGATCCGATCATTCCTCTAGTCAACATGGAATTCATCGCTAGACGCATTCCTAACGCTGAAATGCACATCATTGACGATGGGCATTTGTTTATGGTTACTAAGGCCAAGGAGATTTCTCCGATTGTTATGCGGTTTTTGGCTTGACAGTTTTGAGGCTGGAGTCTAATCTTCAAATCAAGCAAGACAAACAGACAACGGAGCAAGACGAGATGAACATGCTGAAAGCCAAAACCAAAATCGAATGCGACACCTGCGGTTGCTCGATGAGTCGCAGCAAGACGATTCAGGTAGAGGCCTTCAGCAAAGAGGAAGCGATCAAGGAAGCAAACGAGAAGATCGCAAAATGGAAGGCCAGTCTGAAAGGTAAGAACTGCGCAGTTTGTGCCTCAATCCTGAAAAGCATGAAGTAAAGCCGAATGGCTCCGAAAGGAGCCTTTCCCAAGGAGGCGAGTAGATGTCGATGATTGAAGTGCCCAAAGAACAATTTTTCAAGGTTATCGGACCGATGAACGTCCATCCTAGGCCAGAGCGCAGTTACACCGAGTGGGCGAGCCTGAATACCCGGCAAGTCGTGGGACGCTCAGAACCCGGCTATATCCCCGATCATCAGAAGGCCGACCGTTACTGGCTGGAAGAAGGATTCGCCAAGCGCTAACCAGTCCGCCCACCTCACGCCCCTTCATTGGGGCTTTTTGCTGTCTTGCGTTTAGGTTTAGGCGTCGCAACCTCAAGCACCTTCACAGCCTCATCAGGCAGCGATACACACTTCCCCCTAAGCCACTGCGGGCACGAGTCAGCTTCTATGATGTCGCCAGCCTCAAGGCCGTTCGTTGGATATGTGACGCGGAATCTAGCCATTACTCTTTATCCTTGGGCGGGCGACCACGGCGGGGGGCTTCTACTTCTACCGATTCAACTTCGATAGCCTTGTTAACCAGCGTGACTGGGAGCGACTCATGCTTAACGCGTGCGCCAATCTCAAGCTCTACGCCGTCAACGAAAACGCCGCGTTGCGTAATCTCGAATTCTTTCATTTTCACTCCAATAAAAAAGGGGCCAATCAAGGCCCCTATTCTAACTCAGGCGGTTATGCGCCTTTAACGAACTGCGCGTAACCAGCGTTGCCAGCCATGTCGCGCTTGAACTGCGGCGCTACGGCGGTCATGATCTGGAAGCTGTACTCGTCGGTGAAGTTTTTACGTTCAATCGGCATAGTAGTAACAGGCATCGCAGTCAGGATTTCCAGCACTCGGCGCTCTTTCACAACGGCGAGGATTTCGTTCACTGGAACAGCGGTGGATGGAACGATGGACACAACACCAGGGATAGCCATCAGGCGAGCCAGGATGGTGTTCTGAGGCGCGGCGGTCACATAGTCGTTAACCGATGCAGCGAACCAGTCACTGTAGTTCAGGTAGATGGTAGCGCCGCCGTAGTAGTTCTTGGCTTGCAGGCCGAGAAGAACACGCTTGATCGCTTCAACCCACTGAGCACCGGTAGCGGTTACCAGATCGACGTTACCGAAGTTACCGGTAGCGCGGCCTGGAGCAGTACGCAGACCATAGATCTGGTTGCCAGCTACGTTGAACTTGGTGTCACCGTTAATTACCAGGTCTTCCAGCTTCTCAACGATACGGCGGTTACCGTTGTCGCGAGTAGCGGCGTCAAGGTACTGCCAGCCACCGTCTTGACGAGCGGCTTCAACATCGCGCCAGCCGAAGGTGAAGGTGGTGTCGTAGATCGGCAGTGGGGTGCCTTCGTAATCAATGACTGGAGCGTCTGCTTTCGCACGGCTGCGGCCATCAATCGAACTGTTCACTTCGCCTTGGTCGCCGACCTTGGAGAAGTATTGCAGCACTTTGCCGATTGGAACGTTCTTTTGCAGGCTGGCCAAGTCACTGAACACGCCAAGCTGCGCACGCTGCAAGGTGATCAGATCGTTGTCGTAGGTAGCCCAAGCATCACGAGGGATGGTGTAGGCGTTACCGATCAGCTCGCCTTCGCTATCTCGTGCGAGGCGCTCTTGACGGGCGTTGTGAGCGCGACGCTTGCCAATAACGGCAGCCTCTTGCTCTTTGTTAAAAGTCAGAATAGGCATTATGCAGGCACCACGTAGGAGTTAGCGAGGATACGAACGTCACCAAGACCGTTTGCACTGATTGCGCGAGATGCGGCCTCGTCGAATACAGCTACAGCGACTTCACCGGTTACTGCGGCTTTGAACTGGCCGGCAGCGATGCTGAGGACGGCACCTGGCGCGTAGGTAGCAGCGGCAAAGCGAACGTTGAACTCGTACTGCGGAACAGGCTTGAACGCTTCGCCGGTCTCGCCGGACGGAACAGCGGTATCCACGGTTTCGCCGATGTATGCACGGTTGTGCATGATGAAGTAATCGACCTTGGAAGTTGCGGCCAACTGGAACACACCAGCGGTTACGGTAACAGCCAGGCCCGGCAGAATACTTGCGCCAGTCTTTGCGGTGCGCGAATCAGGCTGTGCGAGATGCACAGGACCACGCCAGATAACGTTAGCCATTATTTGGCCTCCTGATCAGCTTGGTTCAAGCTATAGCCTTCG